CCGACTTCATCGGGGTCTTGAGCTTTGCTCGATCCGATGCCTTCGTCGCCTTCTTGCCGTGCTGTGCTAATTCGTAAGCCACTGCTTTTCTCCTGGGAATTGTGGGGCAGTCCGTTTCCCGATCCTGCCCCGCGTGTACCCTTACTTCGCGAGGGGAACCTTGCGGTTCGATCTACGCGGAGCGCCGGAACTACTTCTTGGAGTGTTTCTTCATGCGCTTGCCCCGGCGCTTATTGGCGACGCGACCGAAATCATTGGGATTCATTTTGTGTTTTTCCTTTCCGCGTTCCACGTGAAACGAAAAACGGCGCTACCGGATAACTCCGGTAGCGCCGTTTTGGAATTTCTTTGCGGTACGCTAAATCTCTGCTACTTGGAACTTTTACACGAGTTATCCCTGCTTGTCAAGCACTTCCGACAAACACGGCCTCCCGTTCGACAATCCTTCGAGCCATTGCAGGTTTTCCGTAGGAGTTCCCTGGCTGAAATTCACCCGTAATTGGCCACTGCGTTTTTCCTTGATGACCTTCTCGAAGACCAGCAGAGTTCGCGCCAGTTTTGCCGGAACCTCTATGGTTACGGTATCGCTCATCGGCTGGTAGTCACGGTGCTGCGCGTGCCTCCATCTTTTTGCTTTACGGCGGGACCCTTCTGATTCGATGGCGGGCGCCCGCGCTTCTCGCCGCCCTGCGGCTGCCCTTGCTGCAAATCTTCGGCGAGCGCGGCCTTCTGCTCCTGCTCCACCATCCACTTGTCAGGTTCGGTGATCGCCGGCTCGCCGTCGCGCATCTCCGGCAGGTCGCCCATATTCAGGCCGAGACCCTTGCCGATCGTATTGTCGGAGATCATCAGACCAGCCTTCTTGGCTTGTAGCAACGTGAGATTGCGGCCAATGCGCGAAACCTGCGCTTGCGAGTACGGCTCGATATCGTAACTCAGTTGCTCCACAAACCAACGTGCGCGTTCCCACTTGTCGTAAATCGAAGGGCCTGCATTTTTATCCTCGTTTGGCAAATGCGAGGGAATCAATTCTCCGGGGTTGAAGTCGTACATTTCCTTCACCGCTCCCTCTTCGCCGAGCTCCTGGAACACCTTTCCCGCAGGCCAGAACTGGAGTGCCATCGGATAGAAGAGTTCATCGAACTGCTGGCAAGCGACCTCGCCGCCGCGGGCGATGTCCTGCACCACGGGCCCGGCCTGCTCCATGATCTTTTCGATCGAATCGGCGCTCGGAATCTGCTTGGCCTTGGTGATGGCCATCATATCCTTGACCACGGAAAGCTCGTCGATTTCGTTTTTGAGGAGCCCGAGAACCTGAATGACCCACTGCGGAACATCCCAGAACTGGACCGGCAGGAGTGGGCTCACCGGGTCTCCCATGCCGAGCGCAGCCTGTACCGTTTGCCCGGGGATGCGCGTATTGATGCGCCCCATCGCCGTTGGATCAAGTACGTTCGGATCGTACTTTAGGGGTGGCTGAAGGCGCACAAGCACGCTATCGATGACAGCGCGCCACATCTGATTTTCGGCCTTCTGGATGCGCCAGGTGTCGTGAATGATCGAGGTTCCCAGAAAGTCCCACGGATAATCGTCAAAACGAATCTGCACGCGCGGGACGCGCCCATGCAAATAGGGGGACGTTCCGTCCTTCAGGATGCAAGTGTCCGTCCAGATCGCCCGGCGCCGGAGCGGGAAGAGTCGCGCGTCGAGATGATCCGCGCGCTTCATAATCATCTGGCCGCGGTTGTCACGATAACCGGAAGGAATCTCCTGGCCGATGAATGGCACCACGTAATACCAACTCGTTCCAGGATCTCCCATCGGGATCGGGCGGCCCGTGTTGTTCACGCTCGGGTCCATGATGTAGGTCGTAAACACATCGACCATCGGCATCTCGCGGCCCATCGATCTCTGAGGAGTCGCGAGGTTCCCGACGACGCCATTGGCCGTGCCGGCCGAGCTGCGCGCTTTATCCCATGCTTTCTGAATCCAACCAGGGAAGCCCCGAGATGGCTCGATCACATGGGCGTACGCCGGGTAGTTTGCGAGCACGAGATGCAGCGGGATTTGCTCGGGAATGGTGACCGCGTAGGCTTTCTGGATGTCGTTGTCCTCGGTCAACATGACCGGAAGAACGCTTGATGGCCCGCCGACCTTGCAGGAAATTTCACCGCGACCAGGCCCGTAGAAATTCGGGTCCCACCACGGCTCGATATATCCGGTTCCGAGGCCGCAGGCGTACTGGCAGGCTTCCCGATACTTTCGGTCCTGGAAGGTCTTGCGCCACCAGATACGCTTCATCTGATTCAGGCGCCACACGGAATTCTTCGCCGCATCACTGTGCGTGACCGCCTCGCCCGTTGGCTTCAGGTTCGAGATCGTCGCGACCAGATCGCGAAAGTTTCGCTTAATTCGATTTATCGAAACTGTCGAATAGCCGGACACCTTCATCGGCGTGTTATCGAAACTGAGAATATCGTAGGCGCGCGGAATTTCCTGCCAGGATGGACTCGTTTCAAGAAACGACTTGCCCATGTCCCGGAGTTCCTGGAGCCGGGCCAACGTGAGTTCTTGAATGCCTTTCGCCTCGGCAAGCTGCTCCAGGTAAGACGGGATCTGATAATCGCTAACCCCTGGCATCGTCGTCCACCTTGAAGTTTAGACGCTCCATTGCCAACTCCATCAGGATGCCAGCCATGGCGTGTCGGTTCTCCGTATTTCCGCCGAGAATGTGATAATCCCGCCCATTCGCGTGCATCCCAACTCCAATAAATTCTATCACGCGGCCAGAACGGATATCGTCAGCCAGCTTTTCTAATGCTTCGAGTGCGGTTTTCTGAGTTTCGAGCAGCGGAATATCTTCCATTACTTTCTCACTCTCGATCCGTCGCGATTCCGGCCGCCTTCTCGATTGCTCGCGTCGCGACTCAGCGCTTCGAAGAAAAACGCGCCCTGATACTTGTCGCGTGGCCGCTCGTCGTTCTGCTTCATTGCGAATTTGGCGAAGTCTCTCTGGCGCGCGCTCATCGGTGGTACGAATTTCCTCTCGCCGTCTTTTCCAATGATATACCCGCCTTGCTGCATAACGGAACGTAATTCCGCGCGATTGTGTTTCGTGACGATCTCGTCCTGCATCTGCTTGCCGATCTGCGCGCGCTGCCACTTCTCGCGGTGCTCTCGGTCGATCGCGCGCTCAACGCGCCGCTTGTCGTAGGTTTCGCGCAACTCAACCGTTTCGTACTCCGGAGGCTTGATTGCGTCGCGCTGCGCTGGGATGGCGAACGTCCCGTCCGGCCTCTTCCACACCGTCAGGATTTCCATGTAATCGCGCGGAGTGAACGGCACGTAGATGCGCTGCGCCGGCTGCTTGCACTCTGGACACGGCTGCGGTTTCTCGCAGTCGGCCATCGATGCAAACATTTCGAAGTGAGAATGTTCTAGACACTCGTAATCGTAGAGCGGCATTTAGCCTTCCTCCTCCCAGTGCCCGCTTGCTCCTGGATGAGAAGCAACCATCACGGCTCCATTTCCAAAAAATTCTTTCATCGATGGCGCCGTACCGCGCGCCACGCTCGATGGAGCGACCGGCACAGGAGCGTAATCGTCACCCGCAAGCAATTCCCGGTACATCGGCGACTTCTCCTGATCGCGCTGCTGGCGCAGATAGCTTACCGACTGAGCCTTACCTGTTAACTCAAGTATATGCAAAGACAGGAAGATAATTCCAAGTGCCATGAAGCGGTCGTCATGCTGGCCGCTCTCGGCGCGCGCCGACTGCATTCCCTCGTCGCGATGAAGCGCTTGCATTTCGCGCACGAACTCCGGCGAGTTGATCTCGATCTCGCCGTCGCGCAGGGCCTTCACCATGTAGTCGATGACCATTGGGCGCGACCAGCGATTCGTCACGAATCCGATACGCGAAGAGGAATTGTCCATCTTCTTGCGATCGTACCGGACCCAGTTGTGGAAGTTCGCCCAACCCATCTTGCGCATTTCGAGTTGAGTCACTTCGCCGTTCAGCCCGGTCTCAATCGCCATCTTCGGCTGGCGCGTAGAGTTTCCCTGATAGAAGAGTCCGATGGCGTGGCAGATCGCGGCGAAATCGTTCGCATTCACGTACTCGGAGGCGTACTCGCAAATCTGAATATCGGCGTGCTCCAGGTTCCCTTTGCACAGGCCTTCGAGCACCGTGCGGTCTTGCCCAATACCGTCCGAGGTGTCCACTCCGAACCCGTACTCCTCGCGGTGTTTCGGCCACTCGAAGACAAGAAGCTTCCCGGTGGGATCGCTCGTCTGCCAACCCTGCCAGCGCAATGGCACCAGTTGATACGGGCCAACATCCAGAATCTTTCGTGTGATGTCGCGGTCGTGCTCGTCGGCCTGAAGCCGCGGCGGGATCATGTGCACCGGCGCGCGGAAGCCGAAGACACCCACGGGTTCCTTGCAGGAATTGTTGTAATCGGAGATCACGTCCACATCGAAGACGGATTCTCCTGAGGCCGCGAAAGATTCGAGATCATCCGAGGCGAACTCCCGAAGGAAGCGGGCGAGAATCTTTTTGGCCTTATACTCCTCGCGCATTACTTCCCAGAAGTACATCTGCTCAAGCGGCATCGACCAGTTTTCGGGGAAGTATTTCCGCAGCAGATCATCGGCGCGCACAAATTTGCGGGCGCGCTCGGCGTGCGCGACGGTCACACCCATGGGTTGCCAGCCTTGCTCCTTCAGTTTGGCGCGCGACGCCGCGCGAATCGCCTTCGCATCGGCTGCCGATCCGTCCAAACGAAATGCGCGCTTGAGCCAGGTAGGGGTCGGGTACAAGTCATTGGCCACGAACCACGGGATGAAGCCGGGGCGGAACTTGGCTTGCCCTTTCCAGTAGAATTTCTTGCAGTGATTCCACGTCTTGAACCACCAGCCATAAGGGCCTTCCCCAGTGGACTCTAGGATCACCAGCTTGCGGGAGCTTTCGTGGACGGCGGGCACTAAGCCTGCGTCGATCAGATCCTCGGCGTTCAAATATGATGCTACTTCGCTCAGATGTACGACCGAGGGGGTGTTCCCGCGGCCGATGTCGTATTTCTGCGCGCCGTGCTGGACGATGAGTTTGGAGTTGAGGGCGCCGAACTCCATGCGGGTTCCCATCCGGTCGCGGGTCATCTCGGGCTTGAGCCAGTAGGGAATCCAGTCGTAGAGTTGTTTGTACTTGTCCACCATGTCTTTCGAGCGCTCCTTGTCGGAGCTCCCAGTCAGGGCGATGATGTTGTCGAAGAACAATGTCCGGTGGCCGACGACGATCTGCGAATCCGTTGTGATGCCGCACTGGCGCCCCTTGAGCCACATCATCATGATGGCCCAGCCGCGATCCTCAAGATCGGCGCGCGCGTCGTTCACGATGAGCTGGGCGACATTGGGATTATAGCGAATAACCTCGTCGTCCGGGTTCAGTATCTTCGCGTGGCGGGTAGCGAAGTACAGGTAGTCGATCTGCGAAAGGTACTTTTCGTTCTGAATCCACTTGAGTTCGTCCGGAGAGTAGAGCATCGCCGGAGTGGCGGGCGTATACGGTGGCTCGCCATACTGCTCCTTGTAGCGCTCCAGCTTGTCGTCGAAGTGCGCGGCGGCTTCGTCGCACGCCTGGACCGAGTGATACGTCAACTCGTAGCCGAGCGCTTCGTGCGCGACCTTCAAGCCGAGTTCTACGGATTTCTGCGAATACATGGGGCTTTAGGAGGGACGAAGATTTTGAACAGAAGAGAAGAGCGACACCATGGAATCCCCCTCCACTTTCTCGAAGTCCACGCCATCCGCAGTCAATTGAGTTTGCACCCATTCGGTGGCGCTCTCATGGTTGACGAAGGCGCGCCTCTGGACCTGGGCTATGTCCTCGCCGAGTTCAGCGATCTGCCCGGCTGCGCACCCGACCACCATGCCATCGGTTTTTTTGGCGAACAACATACGCGGCGGCTGCGGTAGATTTTGGGGTCCAGGAGCGACGGCACTGAAGCGGATCATCAGGTAGGTCAACGGGATTCCTCGAATCTGGCGGGGATCGCCCGCAGTTTGGCGGCCATGGACTTGATGCCGTCCTCGAAAGACGGCAGAGCGGTTCCGGCAGTTTCGGTGAACGCTTCGGCTTTCGCGGCCGCGTTCGCCGTATTCGTCACGTTCACATTCACGCCTCCGCCGCGCTTCTTGGCACCGGCCACTTCCATGAACAGTCCGCGGTCGCCCCATCCGAGCGGCTGGGAGGCTCCATCGGCCATGGCCTCGGCAACCTCGCCCGCCCGGTGCGCGATGACGGCGCCGATCTGGATCTGCGCCACGTCGAAGTGGTAGCGGTGGAGGACGCGGGCGCAGGCTCCGAACACATCTGAGCGGTTCACGCCCGCCCGTTCCGAGATGAAATCCAGGTCAGGGGTATCCCCTTTGCCCTTAACGTGAACCTGTCCCTTGAACAGCTTGTCGGCGACCTTGACGAACTTGGCCATGTCCTGCTCGCCGCGCAGAAGTTCGACGAGGCGGCGCCGGGAGTCGGCCACGGATTCGAGCGGCCCCTTGACCATCTTCGCGAGCCCGTCGATGGAGCCGTCGAAGACCGAAGCCTTGGGCGTGTAATTCATCACGTCCTTGATTGTCGCGAGAGCCTTGATGGGATCTTTCGGTTTACGAGGCATTTAGACCGCTCCGTGCCTTCTCAGAATACGATGAACTGTTCCTGGGTTCCACTCGGATTTCTGAAACCTAGTCAAAAACCCTTGGCGCTCCATGGCCTCGCTAATCGTGCGCATAGGCGTTTTTTTCTGCGCGAGATCGAGCAGGAACTCCAGCGCTTCCTTCTCTTTCGGGAAAGCGGGGTGCTCGCCAAAGGGGATGCGGCCCTCGCGAACGCCCTTCAGTTTGGCTCGTGCCTCGCGCATTCGGACGACCGCCATGCGGTTGCCCTCTTTTATGGTGCGCATGATGATCCAGTCGGCGAGTTCATCAAGCTTCGAGCGGATCTCTTTTCGAAGTTCATCCATGGAGGTTATGTTGCCACACTTCCGCAACGCTTTGCAACGTGTTATTCTGCCGCCATGGCAAACTCACTCGGTAATCGCACCTTCCAGGGGATCGGGTTCACCCCGGAACAGGCCCGCCGCCTGGATGATATCATCAAGCAGATCGGGCAGGCGAATCAGAATATTACGCTCAACCGGCAGCAGGCGCTTTCAAAGACTGAGGCGCGCGCCATCGCCCAGGAAGTCGTCGGGCAAGCCACCACTCAGGGGCTTTCGATCACCATTACGACCGCGAAACTAACCTCGGGTGGAAAGCAGGGCTCGATGCAGTTCACGAACGGGGTTTTGACGGCCCAGACACAAGCCTCTTGACAGGTGTGGTAATCTGATCTTGCCCAGGATTGGCCTCCGAGGGTATATAAACTGGAGCGGGGTCGTTCATAGACCCGGCCCCCTTCAGGAAAGGTCTATGTAATGACTGACCGCAAAGAGGGACGCTCAATGATCTTCGCCCGCTTCGGCTCCGCCCGCTACCTCGACCTCATCCGCCATGGCTACGAAACCATCAGCTACGGCGCTGGCCTCCACACCGTCATTCTCGCCAAGCGCACGCCGTTCTTCCGAAGGGCCAAGTGAACTGCAAAAGGTGCCGAGTCAAACTCGTGGGTCCTGCCGGACGAGGCACGGGTAACCGATCCGCCGAGGTATCGTCCCCACCAATTCATCGCCGCCGCTTAGATTTCTGCCACCGGTGCTTCCAAGATAAGCCCCTCTCCTCCACCTACGAATCTCCGAATGGTCACGTGAGCCTGCGCATGTGCGCCGAGTGCTCCGCGATCCTCGATAAGCTTTCTAACGAACGCGTCCAGAAAGGCCGGGATGCCGTCGCACGTTGAGTTAAGTCATGGTCCGATGAGGACATACGGGTACCACATAGCGGAACCAACCGTTGAGGTTACCGGGCGTGCGTGGCGATTCAGGCGGAGTGAGTCAACTGCTGTAACTCCGACCTGAATTGGCCTGCTGGCTGCGCGTGACCAAAGGCCAGCAAACCATCTTAACGAACGAAGGTTCGCACCTATCCAGATTAGGCGAAGTGTACCTTCCTGCCGCAGGCTGATTCAGCGCGGCTTGCCCCGAATCTCCAGTTGCACCCTTCAACCCCGAACAAGCCGTTCCTCACTGAGCCAATTTGCAAGACCAAGCACCCCTATCATACCACCACACAAAATCCCCCAAAAAAAACGTCTCTCGGGACCACACACACACCAGACTCTTCCCCCAAAAAAATTACCTGATCCAAAAAAAATTCGTGCACTGTGACCTTAAGATCAAGCGCCGCCCCGCCCCACCCCCCTCGGACAATTCGGAGC